ACCTCTGCAATTCTTTCCATTAAATCTTCCACCAGTATTTCTGCTACCCCATGAGTACATTCACCTAGCATTCTTTCTTGCTCAAGCTCACTCACATCATTGAATTCAGGTAACTCTGTTATTGTTGCAGCGACAACATCAAAGATTGTTACGCCTATTCTCATTTCTAGTAATTTTTGATTCATTTAAAACCTCATTATTTGTATTATTATTACGCCTAACATAGCTACCATAAATCCAAGGAAGAACTCGTACACTTATATCTTAACATTCAGCGTTAAAGTATAAGTCATCTCTGTCTGGATTGTCTTTAAAGAATTGTTCCATTTTTCTGCCTATGCTATATCTAGCTAACCATTCGTAAACAGGTACTAAACCATTTGCAGCTTGACCTTCCATGGTATCTAAACCGTTACCATAGTCATATTTTTCTTTAAGCCATGCACCGAATTGTGGATAGTTCCAGCGTTCATCATTATCTTTATTTTTTTCCATCCATTCATCAATTGTAAAGTTCCATTTGTCGTGTAATTCATACCATTTATATTTCTTACCTTTGTGTGTAAATGTTAGTGCTTTTTTACAATCACGCATGCCTTTACTTTCTATAAACTTTTCTTTATCTACATAGTAGTCAATGTAATTACTTTCTTGTTCTACTGCACCAAAGAACTCACCATCGTCTGATGATTGAACACCAAACCAAAACTTACCTTCTATGTCACCCTCGTAGTATCTGCCCATTATTTTATTACTCCTAATTTAAATGCTAATTTAATTGTATCCAGTATTTTTTCTAGCTTATGTAGTTTGTCATACTTAGAATAATCTATACCATCTTCTAATTTGATTTCACATAGCACAGCATCTTGGTTAAATTCCTCACCATCTTTTACATAGCTTATATCTGTAAAGTGTGATTCGATATCATCCCAGTTAAGGTGTAATATATTGTGCAAGGTGAATTTATCACCTTCTGATTCTATAAATATTTTCATTACTTATCCTCCAGTTTTATTTTATGTTTATCTACATACTCTTTATATTCAGATGTTAATCGTACTTGGTCTGCTGATACAACTTTGAAGTCATTAGGATCTAACTCGTGTATAAATGATTCGTCAGCTATGATTTGTTGCATTAATTCCATAGCTTCTTCTGATGTATTTGCATCCACATATTGAACAGTTGGATGCAATTCTATTTCACAAGCAAACTCATATTTCTTCATTTCGTTAATACCATTGTCTTCTATTTCTTGCATTTGTCGACTTACGAAAGCCAGTGACTGCATCATGTCATTGCCCGGATTGTTATCGCATTCTATTTTTAATAAGTTTATAAATGCCTGCATTGTTTTATCATTTAGTTTTACTTCTTGATTTATCATTATTAATCTCCCATATTTATATAATCTAATGCGTCACTTAATGCAATGGAAAAATGAACTGAACGGTTTTCCCATGGCATATCTTCATTAGCATGTTGTGCTAAGTTTTCTAGTAATGCAAATACTTTATCATTTTCTTTTTTTAGTAAACGATTTATACGTAGTGCTTCATCATTGAAGTTTTTGTTGTTATTAGGATTCATTATTATTTGCCATGTCTATATCTTTTTGTCCTAACCAACCATCACATGCATGTTTTGTAGTAGAAGTACATATTAGTTTGTCTTGTTTATCTACTTCTTCTATAGCATTTAAATGATAAGCTGGTATTTGACCTGTTCCTACGCATGAGCATAAGAACAGAGATATTATTGATAAGCGTATCATTCTTCTGGTGATAATAATGTAGCTGGGATATTCCAACCACCACCTGCAGTGTCAACAACAATACGTTTTATGTTTTTCTTACGTACTGTTCCTAATACTTTTATGTTTTTATGCATGAATGAAACTTTATCACCGACATTAAACATATCCATGTTGTTTTGACATAGTTGGTCTCTACGCATTTGTAACAAGTCTTGTATTGTTTTTAACTCTGTTATATCTGCGTCCATTATTGCAACGCTAAGTTCTTTTATTGGTGTCATATTATTACTCCTAGTCTATTAAATCAAAATAAGCATCGACATTGTTCTCAATGAACCAGTCTTTACCTTTATAGTAATCATTGTAAAGCTCTTTAGCTCCTTCATGGTCACCTGCCTCCCCTGCCATTAGATGCATTTGATAGCACCCCATGAGTACATCGAATACCGCTATTTCTACAGGGTTTAGTTCTACTTTTACTTCTGTGTATGGATTGATAGCAAACTCATTACTATCGCCAATTTCCATACCTAAGTACGGTACATCTTTGATATCGTATCCATACTTTTTATACATTTCTAAGTTGTGAAATTCAGCTGTCATTTTTATCCTCCAAGTCATATTTCTTATTGATTTTATTATTTATATGTGCAAAGAACGGTGCGAGTGCACAAGCAGTTCCTATCGCAGCACATATGAATACTATTAGTCCTATCATTATTGCTTCCATATTATTACTCCTATGTTGAGTGACGCATTGTTGCATCACCATAATTTAACGGTTCTTCGAATGCACTTTCTGGCATATTAGACAACCATTCTTTTTCATACTCTATCTGGTCTACTACAATCTTTAAATGATTGCGACTACAAAAGTCCCAGAATTGTTTTTTATATGATATTTTGCTGAGCTTATACAACATCTCAGCTGAACCTAAATCGTATTTCTTATCTATTACTTTATTGAATCTTTTAATAGTATCGGCATGTTGCCAAGACAAGTGATAGTCAGTTCTTTTCACATTTCTTAAATCAAGTATCATTTCTAACTCCTATTTAGTTATTATTAAATGAGCCTTTTTTACGATTTCCACGCAGTCTTGCTCATGACTTGTAAGATGTAGAGCCCTCGCTTCTACAAATTTGAGAATTAGTGTAGGTTTTTTTTGTCTAGGACATCACGATGGACGCTTGGACGTTTGGGTGTTCTGGTATATCTACCTCTCTGACCTACAACAGTCTATTTCACCACTGGTTACGCAACGCCCACATGTGTTAATAGCGTTACTACTCATGACAGGACTCGGTTCCGCATACAGCTAGTTAGTCATGAATTTGGTGAGAGGACATCGCTATCTGGAAGTAAATTCCACAGTGACTATTGGATGTTTTAGTGAGTAACCTCTCGTAGAAACTAGTCCCTTTTACCTCTAATGTATATTAGAGACAAAAGGGACTATTTATTTGTTAAAAGACCCCCCTTTTACCTCTAATGTATATTAGAGTATAAACGTGGTATGTTTCTAAAATCTTTTTCGGGTTACGGTTAAACCCAAAACGCCGGATGAGCCTCTTAAGTACTTTAGAGCCTCAGCCAGCCTTTTAATAATTATGGAGTACTTTAAAGTGATGCTCAGCACTAGGAGAGAAAGATAAGCCATGATGCCATAGGAGGGCAACAATCTAACATCTTTCTATGAAACACCCTTATTAAACAATTGGTGGGATTAATAAAAAATGATCTACACCTAAAAAAGGTTTAGTAATGAGCACTTTTGAGACGTACTCAGGTCTTCCAACCACGACAGTTCGGATATCTGACGAGTCCTCTGCGGTCATACGGGTTAGAATTTAAGGCTGGTTTAGAGTCATAGCCTATAGACTTTGATATTGTGTTACTGCGTTAGCGGTCATACCAATCAAGGATGCCATTTTTAGCTGTCATAACACATGTAAATAATACTATAATGCCAACTCATTGAGAATTGACATTAACTACTATTTAAAACGGAACAGTTTCTTCAGGTTTAGGCTGAGTTACTATTTCTTCCTCAGGTGTAGCACCTTGAGAAACATTCATTGCTGGTGAGCTTTGAATTTCGATAACACCACCATTGCTATATTCAACGGCAACATAAGATTTCCTTTGGGCAACGCCTTGAGCATCATTCCATTTAGAAGTCCTATTCATACCTTTTACAGCAACTTTAGCACCTTTCACTAAGTTTTTTGCATAGTGATTATGTAGTTTCTTAGTAGCTTTAGCAGAGACAATAGTTTCTACACGGTGCCATTCCGTTTGGTCTACCCAGATACCATTAGAGTCTGTATAACCACCAGACGTAGCTAAGCTAATGACATACTTTGTATTACCGTTAGAGAAAGTAGAAGATTCTACATTTTGACCTAGATTACCAGTTAACATTGTTACATTCATAATATTACTCCATTGGGCTAGTTGTATGACAGCAATAGCACCCAAGTATTTGACTATTGCTGAAAGGAACATTAAAGTAAACGATAAAGGCTACTCGATGAATAGCCTTGACTCTTACTTTATAAGACATACATTAAATGTGCGTCTGATTTCTTCTTTGTTACAGATATAACTTTACCAGTTTTAACATTGGCAGTTATTGTGCTACTACCAGTACCTTTCTTAATTACATTGAAAGGTTTACTGTTGTAAGCAATAATATCGCCAACACTAACATTAACACTGATGTTCTTACTGATACTACTTTTATTATCTTTAGTGATAACAGTAGTCTTCCAGAAGTCAGAGTCTTTCATTACACTGACAATCTTTTTACTGAACTTTGTCTCAACATCTTGTGGTTGAGAGTTAAAGAGCATGTCTTTTATAAAGTCAGACACAAGAGACTTGTTGGTTCTTGCCATAGTATTCCCCTATTAAGCAGTTAAAAGTTAACATTACGGAAATCGCTTGCGATTTTCAGAGATGTCATTCATTGGAACAGGTCGTTTACTTATCACTATATCTTCACTATCAAATGATGTGAGATGTTGACCTACTGAGGTTTAATCAGCGATAAAAGTAAACGATAAAGGCTACTCGTGGTGAATAGCCTTGACTCTTACTTTAAAACTTACAGCCCCATTCTGAGCCCTCGACACAATAGAACGTTACTATTTCATTGTCTATGAAACTATTAAACTTATAGTAAGGTAAGTTACTTTCATCTGTGAAAGTATATGTGTCAATGTAATTGTCGAAAATCCTATCTGCTCGGTTAACTACTATGAACTCATAGAATTGTTTAGTGGTCATCCCACTCTTTACAAACGCTTTTTGTAACTGTGCTTGCAGTATATCTGATACATCATTTCTCATACATCCTCCTCAAGTAAATGATAAAGACTACTCATGGTGAATAGTCTTGACTCTTACTTTAGAACGGTGGTTCTTGGTCATGTAGTGGATGACGTTTAATTCCATGATTACCGTCAACTATTTCTTTACCGCAAACCATACATTTGTTATAGTTTGGACTATCAGGCATATTGTCTTTTAGATATGATATTACATACTCTGACAATTCGTAACCTTCTAGTTCTATTGCTACCTCATTAAGACGATGCAACTTACCAGTGATTTCCCAAACATATGATTCTTGTCTTGCCATCATCCATTTGAATTCAAACGGTGAATAAGCAGATTTCTCTAGAAATATGTCATGTGCCTCTTCATCAAGTTTATTTATATCCTTGATGTATTTATCTGCACGGTCTTCTAGTCCTTGCCAATCAGCTGTGTATATATTGAACATGTTGTACTCCAATGGTTAATAAAGGTGAGTCCGTTAGTAGGTATGCAAATACATTGCTTTGCTAAGACATAAGTGTATTGAAACACTTATAGAATGGATTACGATGTCATCAGACGGACTCACAATGATGACACTACCATATTATCTATACGGATAAGACTTGTCTTATCCTTGATGAATACATTGAGCACTCAGCCAATAGATATGTGTGTATAACTCAAGGCACTTGGAATCGCCATGAACTCTACGAAGAACACGCAAAGAACACCCGATGTTGCTCTTGATGTATTCTTTACGAGGCATCCTTGGATGTCTGCTCTTGCTTTTGCTTTACGAGGCACCCTTGGGTGTCTGCGGTTGCCCTACAGCGAACACTTGTGTTCGATAGGGGGTACCCGAAGTTTACGGAGGGTACTACGTATATTTATAACTCATATGCGACAGGCAGAATACTATTTTAAAAGGGGGTAAACAGATCAAATTCTTGTTCCACCCCCTAAAGGGAAAGTATAAAAACTTTTTCTAATCCTGACTTAGCAATGGTAATCTCAAATAGCCGTTAAGTTGGTTGCAGGGCATTCCCCATGATGACAACATGGTTTGATTGACTAAGACCAATGCCGTCCCTGCTTAAGTAAAGTCAAGTTACCGCAACTCGATTGATACATCTTGGCTGAGAGGCTTGAGTCTTTAGGACACATCATAGACACATTAAGTATCTTTAAGTAATCATATAAGCTCATAAGAGATTTATATATTTCGTACATGCCCACTAAAGTATTCCGTTGAATGCTTTATGAACACAAGGGGAAAGCAACGTAATCGAAAGATTCCCTGCAGCCTGTATGATTACTTAAAGATGCTTTTTACTTTCGTACACTTAATGTTATACTTAAAGAGCGAAACAAACAATTTTGGAGAAATACAAATGGCACACACAGAATACTATTACGAATTTGGCGACCACATGCCAGACGGTACACCTGATACTAGATGGCAAACCGCACCTGCAAGAGGATTAAATAGAACACATGACGCACTTGTTAATGGTGCAATTGGTGTTATGGATGGCGCTAGAGCTGTAAAAGATTTTGCTGGTAATACTACATTCAACCCTTTACCTTATGGTGAATACGCACAAAGCGCATACGATGGAATACAAAACATTTATGGTAAAACTTTAGATAATGCGTACAACTCTGTTGGAAATTTCTTTAGACCTGAAAGAGCGCAAGAATTTGATGCTATGGGTAATCCAGTAGATCAGTATGGTCGTTCTTACAATGCAAAAACAATGGAACATATATCTCCTGATCCTAATGCTGGAACTATTTTTAGTAAGGAAGCTATAGAAAATAGAGCAGAATGGAATAACGCTGACGAATTTCCTAACAGTTTTAAGATGGCTCCACCAAGAGATTATAGAGATTATACGGAAGCTGAAATGGGTTCTTCTCCTTATCAAGAAACAGATACTGGTCCCGGACTTATGATGTCAGGTGGTCCAATGAGTAGAAATGGATACAGGCATCATCCTGAAGGTAACGCTCCTCCGAATGCAAGTTTTCTTTATGAACCGTATTATGCAGATGATGATTATGATAACTTGAAAGCAATGCAATTTGATAGTAACATAAGAGAACCAGAAGGCGCTCCTGTTAAATTTACAAGCAAAAGTTTTGAACAAGAAATGATGGATGCAAATAATGGTGTACCAATGACTCGTCAAGATTTTGCAAAATACAATAATGCGCGATTTGAACAAGAGCAAAAAACTCAAAGACCTCAGTCTGACTGGGCAAAATGGAAAGCTTCTAGAAAACCACAGGAGAGATAATATGCCAAAGAAAGATGACCCAGCTGGGCACTTAAAACAATTTACTTGGAAGCCGGGGGAGTCTGGAAATCCTAACGGAAGACCACTTGGTTCCAAAAATAAATTAAAATTAACCAAAGAAGCTTTTGAAGAGATTGCTGGTATATCTCCCGGTGAGATGTTAGCAATGATAGCACAGCGTCAGTATGCACAGTCTACTGCAGCAGGTGACGCTATGGCAATCAAAGCTATTACCGAAGCTAACAAATATATTGAACCGACTCAAGATGCTAAGACTGCAGCAGAAGAAAAGGTTGAAGAATTATCTACGGATGATTTGTTGGCAAGAATACTTGAGCTTACCGAAGAAGGTATAGACGAGTCAAAACATTAGGAGAGATATGTACGGAAATCCACATCAAGATAGACGAAGTTTTTTAGGTCCATTAAATAATAGAGGAATGGGAAAAGAACAAGAACAAATTCATAGAAATATGAATCCCGGAGGAACAAGAATAGTTCCTAGTAACGGTATAGGTCCTTTTCCAAAGCGTGAATCAGGCTTTATACCTTTTAATCAGATCGCTGGTGGTTATGATAGTGGCAACAGAAGACCTATTAGAGATGGACAAGGAAACTTAGTTCCACAAAGACCTGTTTTTGGAGAAAAGTTCCCAAGAACACCAACACCTAATTATATTCCAATTATGGATTATACTGGTAGCAGAACTGCAAGTATGGACCCCGGAAGTAAATACAATGGTACTTACAAACAACCCGGTTATGCAGACCCAAGGTTTGATGACTACGGACAAGAAGAGTATTATGATAACCGTGATTATTATATGGATGATGTTATAGATCCCGGATTAAGTGGTTATGACCGTGGACCATTATATTTCTCTTAGGATAAAATATGGTAAATAAAAAAGAAGCCTCTAAGCTGGTTGCTGAACTTGAAAAGAGGAAGAGGTGGGATCATTGGAAAGACAATCCCGAAGCATTCTTTGCAGAGTGCTTACAGATATATCCGAAAGATGCCTCACTAGGATTGATACCATTAAAGATTAACAGCGCACAGAAGTTAGTTGTTAAAGCTCTTAATGAGCAAATGGCGGATACTGGATATGTTAGATTGATTATATCTAAGTATCGTCAAGCTGGATTCTCTACGATTAGTTCTGCTTACATATTCCATAGGGCTTTGTTCTATGGCAATACTAGAGCGGTAATCATATCGTTAGATAAGCCAACAACTGAAAGTATCTTTAGCATGTCGCAAACATTTTATGCTGAGCTGCCAAAAGAATTACAACCTCCATTAGATAAATCAAACGTCAGAGAGATGAGCTTCAAGAACGGAAGCAAGTACAGGGTGTGGACTGCAGGAGCAGACAATCCGGGACGTGGAACAACAAACACTTGTTTGCTGGCTGATGAGGCTGCGTTTTGGTTACAAGGCGAAAGAATACTTGCCGGTATGTTTCAGTCTATAGCACTGCTGCCGGGGAGTATTATTATTATTAATAGCACCTCTCATGGTGCACAAGGTGTTTATTACGACCTATGGAACAAAGCAGAAAAAGGTGAGGGTATATTTAAACCTCTATTTGTTCCTTGGTACTTACAAGATGAATACACTTTAAACTCTCCCGATGGTCTTGAAATGACATTGGAAGAAAAGAAAATACAAAAGGAATATGATTTAAATGAAGGACAAATATACTGGAGACGGATTAAGATATCTGAAACTTCAAGCTCAACTTTTAAACAGGAGTATCCGTTCACAGCGGAAGAATCCTTTATACAATCAGGCTCGTCAGTTTTCAGTAAGGAAACACTTGACAAGTATCTTCCAATGGCTGCGGAGTCTGTAAGAGATTACAATGAAGCAATGAGTTTGTTTGATTCATCTGAAGAAGGTCCTCTTAAAATATGGACTGCACCACACAGAGATTACAAATATATAATAGGTGCTGACGTAGCTCTTGGTGTTAGGGGAGATTATTCGGTAGCTACTGTTTTAAATAATGAAAGAGAGATATGTGCCATATATAGAAGTAACAGAATTGATCCAGTAAGGTTTGGTAAGTTGTGTTTTTATCTTGGCAGATGGTATAACAACGCACTAGTATGTCCAGAGAGTAACTCTATTGGGCTTGCAACAGTGCAACAGTTGCTTGGGATGAATTATCCTAATATATACCAACAAAAGAAAACAGCTAATACAGCTGGTGACAATGTAAATCATTTAGGGTTTAAGACTACTATGTCTACTAGACCGCCAATTATTTCTAATCTTAGAAAAATGATTGAAGATGAAGACATTATGATTCCATGTGCGGAGCTATTAGACGAGCTTAGAAATTTTATTATTACTGAGGGCGGTAAAGCAGAAGCATCAGTTGGACATCATGATGACATGGTTATGTCATTGGCAATTACTTGTGAAGCATTTAGAACACACGGACACGCACTAACTAACAAAACGTTTAGTTGGGGCGAAACTAATACACTATATACCCAGCCAGATACTAAGTGGCTGTAAGGAGATTTTATGGACACACAAGGATATAAAGCGTTAGGTCTGGGTGATACTGGAATGTTTTGGGATGGCTCTGAGCAATATTGGGAGCCTACAATAAAAGCTATTGACAGCATATGGAATACACACGGGACTATTCCAGTTAATAGAGATAGGTATCTTCCTGAAGATGTAAACCTTATAGCGGAAGACAACAGAAGCAGATATCAAAGCAATGACCCAAAGTATCACACTGAAGGTGATCAATATTTTAATACTTTTGGTTTTGAAAATGGACTAGATGAAAACGGTAATATACCAACAACAAATAATGTAGCTTCCAGTACTGCTGGAATTTATCGAAGTCCTAAAGGTGTTCAGTTATTACACAACTACCAAGAGTTAGTAGATAAAGGTATTTTTAACAGCCCTGAAGAAGCAGCCATGTTTCGCCCTAATTTAGATGATAAATTAGACAGGCGCACATTAGGCTTGACAGATGGTGGAGCTAGGGCAATGCAAGTTATTGATGATGAAGGAAATGCTCGTCCTTTCTCATCTGTTGGTATGCACGAGCTTGGTGGACACTATTACGATGATGTTATAGCAGGCGACAGTCGAATGACTGCAAATGCTATTATGGAAAGTTATGGTCGAGATTTATCACGAGAAGAATATATAGAAAAGTGGATGAATGATCCAAGAACAGAACATCTTAATTTACATGATGCATCAAACACAGGCTTAAGAACATTACTTATGAATAGGTCACACCATGGTGGAGTAGTAAATCCTAGAGAAGGGTTTGGAGAATATTATGCAGGAGCAATAGCTGAACCCCACTATAATTCTATTTGGTCAAATCCCGGAGTTTCAGAAAAAGAACAAAAATATAAAAAATCGTTTAGCGAAAAAATTGCAAGAAGAGTTGGAGAAAACATGAGACCACAACACCAATCTGAAAAGTTTGGAATTTTTGAAAACGGATCAAACAAAAAGTTTGCTGATTCACTGGCAACATTTTTAAACAGTAGATAACAGAGAGAGCGAGAATGAAAAAAAAAATCGAAAAGATTGATGACGACCAGTTGATACAGTCAATAGATCGTCATATGCGTAATGCTACTGGTGGAAATACTAATTCATCAGATGTAAGTAAGCGAAGAGAAAATGCCGTATATGAAATGAGTTTAGAACCACAAGGCGATTTAAAGCCACAAGGTGTAAGCTCTATTGTATCCTCAGACTCAGCAGAGATAGCTGAGGGATATACAGCACTATTAACAAAATTATTATTAGACAATAATAAGTTGGCTTTATTTACACCGTACAGTAATGAGATGGCTGCAATCAAAGCTTCTCAGGTTGCATCGGATGTTGTCAACTATTGTCTATTCAACTCAAATCCTGATGGATGGTCAAAACTTTCCACGTGGATAAAGTCAGCAGTTGTATTTGGTAATAGTGCCCTTACATGGGGATGGGAAGAACACTACGACTATGTTGTAGAAGAGTACGAACAAATAGAAGAGGGAGCGCTTGACCAGATACTTGCTGACCCAAATGTTGAAATTGTTGGCGACCTACAAATAGGCGCAGAGCCAATTGCAAACGAAGATGGAACAAGCTACTATGCATACATAGATGTTAGGTTGCGTAGAAAAATAGACAAGTCTGGAGTAAAGTTAAGCAACATACCTCCTGAATCTTTCTTAATTGACAGGGCTGCCACATCAGTTACTGATGCAACATTTGTTGGTATTGTTACTGAGATGACTCGTTCTGATATTAGGAGAACATGGTCTGACCTTGATTTAGATTTAAATGAAATTGGTGAAGAAGCTACAACCAGAAACTCTAGTTTTTCTTATGAAGCATTTGCTAGAAAAGATGCTTCAGGCACTCAGAACTGGTTAACTAATTCTGATTCTGATGAAGAAGAAGCCAACATGAGCATTACTGTTATTGAGTGTTGGATTCGTTCTGATAGAGATGGTGATGGTATAGCAGAACTTAAACACGTTATTAAAGCTGGTGACACAATACTAAGCGAAGACGATGTGGCTTATGTTCCTGTGGCAGTTCTTAATCCTATTGAGATACCTCATGAGTTTTATGGATTATCTCTTTTAGATATGGCTCGCCCTCAAACACAAGCAACTACAGCAATCCTTAGAGGATTTGTTGAGAATGTTTACTTTGGTAACTATGGTAGAACGCTAGCTGATCCTAATGTGGTTGACTTCCAAGCATTACAGAACCCAGTGCCTAAGCAGATAATACCAACAAATGGTAATCCTGCTGCAGCTGTACAGCAACTCCAACCAGAGCCAATGAGTAGTGGTACTGCTGGTATGTTAGAGTTCTTAGGTTTACAGAAAGAACAATCTACTGGGCTAAGTAAAACTGCAATGGGTCTTAACGATACGTTATATGTATCAGGTAACTCAGAGCAAAAGATGGCAGGCGCACAGAATGCAGCTCAAATAAGAGTAGAGCATATTGCACGCAGGTTTGTTGAAACCGGCATTAAAGATTTATGTCGTGGCGTATTAAGAGAAATGAAAAGCAACCTTAAAAATCCTTCTATGTATAAGACGGACAAAGGTTATGCTTCATTAACTCCTCAAGAGCTACAAACAATGCCAGCAAATATGGACCTAGATATTCAGGCAAACATAGGAGAGAATTCCAACTTCTCTGTGGCTGAGAAGCTTATGCAGTTAACTCAGTTACTACCTCAAATGGCTCAAAGCCCTACATCTCAAGCTTATATTAATCCAATGTCATCATACAATTTAGCATTAGATATAGTTAAGAATATGGGCATGGACCCTACTAGGTTCTTAAACGATCCTAATACTGAAGAGTTTCAACAAGCTCAACAAGAGTCTCAACAGAAACAACAAGAGAAGACTCAGAAACTTGAACAAGCTGAGGAAGCCTCAATACAACTTGAACTTTCAACTAAGCAAGCCAACGTTAGTTTGATTAAGGCAGAGTCTGACAACAAAAAGATTGACAACAAACGTCAATTGTTATCGGCTCATGATAACTCTAGCAGAGAGTGGGCAGAGCTTGCTGTTAAAGCAGTTAAGGATGGGGTTACTCCTCCTCCACATCAGCCGGCAGACTTTATGTCTTTATATCAAGACACCGAAGAGAGAGAAGAGCAAGAAGCTCAAGAACAACAAATGATGCAAGAACAACAAATGCAGCAACAACAAATGCAGCAAGGAATGCCAAATGTCGAATAGAACAATGTTAATAGCATTAGCTATTGATAGAATCTCAGAGCTAGCAATTGAAAGTGAAGATTACGAAACTCTTGTAAGTTCTACTGCAGCATTAAAAACTTTAGATATAATGCGGAAGCTAGGATTTAAAAGAATATCTATTGATGATACTAATAATATGATGATGAGAGACTGATGACAAATTATAAAAGACAACCAGCCTACAAGGTTGGCGAGAACGGTAAACCAAAAAAAGTATCGCCATACGATGATGCACAGAGAGTTCTGAACAAGGGCTATCAGTGCGCTGAGTTAAAAGATACTATGACTATGGTAACTGAAGATATACTTAACGGTTTATTTCGTGAGTGGTTAGAAACTAAACACTTTGAAACAGAACGTAGAGAGTTTATTTATAAGTTAGCAATAAGTCAAGGCGCTGTAATGAGCAACATAGATAATGCTGTTATGGCTAAAGATAATAAAGTTGAACAAACAAAACAAACGAAAGGTGATGAATGATGATTGAAAAAGCAATAGCTAATATTAATACTCAAATGGAAGCCATACTTGCGATACTAGCAAATGGTAGGTCTATGAATGGTAATGCGTTTGATTATAATAACTTAGCAACAACAAAAGAACGTTTAGAAAAGCTACTTGCAGCTCAACCAAGCAAGAAAAAGTAAGAGGTTTTATTATAAACCTTTGATGAATGATTGATGACAGAGAGTTATAATAAACTCTCTTATTATATAGGAGACAGTAAATGTCAGAAACAAATAACGAAGCTACCCAAACGGATGAGTCGTCTGTTAATGATTTCGATTTCGATGCTTTGGCGGATGAGGTATTAGGTCTAGAACCAGATACAGCTAACCAAGAAAGCGATGAAGCGACAGAAGAACTTGAAGGTGAAGATCACAACACTGACGAGGACGCTGATGAAGTTGATGATGCAGAGAATGATAACGAAGGTGAAGAAGAAGAAGAAGAGGATGAGTCTGAGGACGCTACCCAAGAATCTGAATCCGATGAGCTAGGCGAGGTTGACATGGACTTTAGAGTTCCCGTTAAAATTGACGGAAAACAATCTGAAGTAAGCATGGAAGAACTTGTCGCAAACTATCAAACAAAGCAGAGCCAGTCAAAAAAAGGGGATGAACTAGCAGAACAGGCAAAGGTTCTTGATTCAACAAGAGAACAAGCTGAAATCTACGCAAGAGTTAATGCGGAGTTAATCAACAGAGAAGATGCAAAAGACATAAGTGTTTTAGAGCATCTTCAAAAACAGGTTGACAAAGCATTTGAAGAGGACGATTACCAAGCAAGCAAGTTAAATAATAAACTTGGAAAAGCTAAGGAAGAGTACTCTACAAGAAAAACAAGTCGTGATAATTTATTAAACGGCATGTCACAACAGTTGGGACAACAACAACAAGAGCAATTTGGAAAACAAGTCGAACACTTTAATACAGTAGTTCCTGATTTAATTCCTGATTGGTCGGAAGATGTTGCTATGGCAAATCGAGAATTTGCATTAAGCCTTGGCTTGAACGAGCAAGTGGTTGATACAATGACCGACCCAATGATGGTGAAAGCTATTGATAATTTTAGACGACTATCAGAAAACTCTAGCAAAGGAACAGCTAAAAGGAAACAAGCTCCAGTTAAACGAGTGCCTACTAAAAAACCTACTACTGCTAAAAATAAAAAATCCAACAAGATAGACGCTGCCAGAAAGAATGCCAGTAGGGGAAGAGCATCCGAGCAAGATAGCAAGGTTCTCTTTGATAACGTTATTGACAGTATTTTTGAATAGCAATATCTTGTTTACATAGGAAATAAAAATGGCTACAAACTTTACATCCACATCGCAAGGAGGTCAACGCGAAGACCTAGCGAATTGGATTTCAAATATATCTCGCGATATGACACCTTTCGTGTCATCAATAGGAAAGGGTAAAGCGTCAGCGACTCTACATGAGTGGTCAACCGATACCCTAGAAGCTGCAAGCGTTCAAGCTGCTGCTGAGGGTGCATCTTTCGCAGAAAGCGCATCTCCAGTTGTTGCTCGTGTAACGA